TTGCGGGACGGTTACCTGTAATCCAAAGGTCAGTAGACCGAATGATGAATAAAGAACTGACTTTACCTGAGAAAATTCAATTCATTAAGAAAGCTATCAACACTCGTTGGAAGACTGGTACTGTACCGCCAACTCTTGATGTTATGGAGATTATGTACCCTAAACGTGAGGAAGATAACAAGAATGACTTATGGACGGTATTCAATGTGGTACAAGAGAAGTTTATTAAAGGTGGTCTTGAGTATCAAACACAAAGAGGTAGAAAAACATCCTTAAGAGGTTTAAGTAGTATTATGGCGGTTAACCAAGTTAATACCAAACTTTGGGAACTTGCAGAAGAGATGTGTTAATTTAAATGGGGGTAATAATCCCCCATTCATTTAATTTAAATTATGAAAGAAATTTATTCATATACTTTGACGGATTACACCACGATAAAATTCGAGGGTACTAATGATTTATGTTTTGATAAACATGAGACTGTGAATCCATTGGGGGATGACGAACCATTAAAGAAAAAAGTTACACTATCAACCGATGATTGGGATGGAGGGTATTATGGTAAATTTAAACAAGAATCTGTTAGTGAAGACAAAGAGGATTTTATTAAAAACTATGGTAATCCTTTATGTACTGTAAGGTTGTACAGAAGAACCATTGTTGTTACTGAGAAGGATAATAAGATTGCTTTAAAAATATTTGAATATAACCGAGTTAGGATTAAGGCGACCAAATATTTTAGGTTATCAACAAGAGTTGAATTTCTAACATTTAATCATACAACAAATTCATTATATACGGGTTATATTCTAGACTATCATAAAAAAAGAAAGTGTCGTAAAAAAATTAGAAGGTGTATTTTTGCTGAAGACCCAATTAATCGTTTTCGTTCTTTAATAAATTCTTTATTTGGTGACTACAATAAAAAAGTTATTGAACCTAAAATTTGGGGGAGGTCTGATTTAATTAATCATATTATTAATTTGTTTGTTAACTCAATCCCTGGCACTGAAAAATACCCTGAATTATCACCTGAGTTAAAATTATATAAACGATACTTAGATTATTCGGGTATTAAATTCTCAAACAATTGGAGTTCGTTTATATTATATAATCCACAACCTAAAAAGGTTGAGTTGGTTAAGAATGGTATGAAATATATTGATACTATTATTAGTAACGCAGGTCTTAATGGAGATAAACTTAAACGTGTATTACATAAAGTAAAACAATGTGATTTTACAACATTATCTTATACTTATGAGGTTTTTGGTAAGAATTTTATAATGTCACAAAATGACGATATCATTAAAAAAATGATTGAAAACTCCGTGGTTAACGGTAGTGGCGTACAGGTTAATTTTACTAACAAGGAAAACCAAAACTCGTTCGATATCTTCAAGTTAGTATTAGATGGACAAATAAATTATAATACCTTCCATGACCATTTAAACTTTCATAATTTCTTAAATAATTTAGAAACAATTAAGTGGAAGTCTTCTAATTACGAAGACTTTATGGATGAACACTTTGAGTGGTCAGAAAAACAAGCGTTCTATACGTCAGGTGACTTTAAAAGATATTATGGTGAGAAGTTTAAGTCAGAAGTTGAAAGACCGTTATTGGGTGTAAATGTTCATTTTCCTGTTTTATTGACCACTAGTAAAGAATATAATAAAGAATCTTTCATACAGTCTAATTGTGTTAAAACTTATATTAAAAAACCACACTCAGTTATTGTATCTTTAAGAAGAGATAATGTTGATTCTGAATATAGAGTGACTATTGAATACTTTATTAAGTATAGTGGTGGTAAAGTAGTTGAATTGAAAAGAGTACAATCATTAGGTAAATTTAATTATAACTTTGGGGAAGATTGGTCAATTATTTTAGAAAACCTTGATAGACGAATAGATAACTTGGTTAAAAAAGAATTGTTTGTTTTACCTGAGATAGAATCTATATTTGGTCACAAAACAATCAAAAGTAAATTAGTTGAAATAGGCCCAAACCAATTTTATGATGTTCATAACAGAGGTAGTGAAACTAAATTAGATTGGGATAATGATATGATATATAATGTTGCTTTAAAACAAAGTATATTTGATGATTTTGAACCTAATAATTTACTAAATATGATTAATGAATTAGATTTTTAAGATGAAAGAAATTCCTTTATTTTGTGTTGAAATGTTTACCAAAAAGTATGGTGTTCATCCTAGTTTTGTTGAGGTGATGTTACCATATTCAGAATCCGCAATTAAAACGGTAATTAAGAAATCGTATTTACTATGGTACAATGACTTTGTTAATGAGAAAGGTGAAGTGTTAACTAAAGACACGTTATATGAATACGATTCAACAGGAGTTCTTTTGTATTTTAAAAACGGTACTCATATATTTATATTAACAAAACCCGACAAGAAAAGTATTGTTGAGTTTTTTATACATAACTTAAAAAAAATAAAATAAACTATGGAAATTACACAAGAATTATTACAGGAAAAAATTAACAACGGAGAAAAATTAGTTGTGGATTTTTGGGCACCTTGGTGTGGCCCTTGTAAAATGATGAAACCTGTTTTTGAAACCGTTGCGGAAAAATATCAAAAAGAAAATTCTGAAGTACAATTATATACATTGAATGTTGAAGAGAATAAAGAATTTTCGTCCAAGTTAGGAATTAGAGCAATCCCTACAATAAAATCTTTTGCCAATGGTAAAGAACAATTTTCAAGACCAGGATTACAAATGGAGTCTCAAATAAATGATATTGCAAAAAATTTATTAAATGGATAAAGTATTAATTCTTTTCACAATGGAGGGTTGTCCTTTTTGTGATATAATGAAAGAACAATTAAATGAGATTGATATCGATTATGTGGTTAGGGATATTAACGAATATGAGGAAGAATATGACATGTTTGTTGAGATTACCGAAAATGACTTTGTACCGGCATTTATGATTATTGAATCACCTGATGAAAATCCTAAGACCATGTTATTTGCTCCTGATAGAGATTTCAATGAAATTGAAGACGGGGTTAAAATAATTAAAGAACATTTTAATTTATAAAAATCCTTCACTGGATTTTTTTATGTATTTACGATATGAATTTGACTTTTAAAAAAAATGGTGTCACTCATCATCCTGCAAGAACTTGGGAATTAACTGACGGTAATTACATTAATATTTATCAGGGTAGTCGTGGACACAATCCAGAGTTAGATTTTATTGTTAAATATAAAACTGAAAAATCTAGATTAAGAGCACCATCACATACTCATTGGATTGTTGATTTACTTTTAAAATGTGAACATAATCCAAATGGAGTTAATTCTTATGTAACTGAATGGTTAGAGATATACGATGTTGCCTCAGCATTCAACTCTATTGAGGAACGTAATAATTATTGTTTAATGTATAACGATTATTTTACCGAAAAATATGATTTATTACAAAATTTAGGTGTTTTTTCAGTTGAATTTTTATCCGCAATGATTGAATTGTTTATTAAGTGTGAAAAACAAACGCCCAATGCCTTCATGTTTAAAACCCTTTTAGTTTTAATTAAAGATTATTGTGAGGGTAAAAAAGACTTCTACCAAGTAGTGTCCTATTCTAAACGAGTTTAAAAAATAATTAAATCTTTTGTTCTATCATGGATTAACCATGGTTTATCACTAATAGGATTATTTAAATCCTCAGAAACATCGTAGTTTAATATGGTAGTTTGAAATTTATTTAAATTAAAATCAAATACATCCAATACCATAGATTTAATTGTTTCTTCCTGATAAATCGAATCTGAAATTATTCTTATATTAAAATCGTAATCTTGGTTTTTAAGCGTTGATATTTTGAATAATATCTTATTTGAATTAATTACTTTGAATAACTGATTACAAATATATTCTGAATAATAAAAATATAATCTACCCATACTTAAACTATGTCCGTATGGGAATTCTGATGAAATATTAAGAGGTGAATAAGAGAAGTAACTTAATTTTGTTGTATCTTCATGACCAAAATCTAACTCAACCATGAACCCTTTATGGTCCGATACTGAATTATATTTAACAGTATTATCTGATTGAACAAAGTCAATCATTTTTTGGTTAAATGACGGTCTTTCAGTATTATAGAAGGTGAACCAATATTCTTCCTTCTTAACTAATTCATTATTGTATAAGATTAGGTCGACAACATTTATATTATCATAACCGTACTTGTTCAACAAGGATTCGTTTTCTTTATAAAACCTTTCTTTAACGTCAGACATGTCTAATATCTTAGAAGAGTTTGTCATACCGTTTATTACAAAGAATTTACCACAATCAGTTATCTCAACTACCGTATCGTATTTTGTATCTTTGTTTATCTCTTTTAAAACAAAATCGGCAAAACTGTTTACGATTCCTTTATTTGAATATTTATTGATGTAGTTCATTTTTAATAATTATACCAATTAATAGTAAAAATAATTTAGATTATAAATAGAAAAAGAGGTGTTTATCACCCCTTTTTAATAACAGAAATAAGAAATATATTACTTCTTATTGTAGTACTTCTCAACAACTTTCTTAATTGACTCTTGAATAGAAGAGTTATTAGTAGTTTGCCCTTGAACCTGAGCCAAAGTTTGATTTTGACTACTTTGTTGAGGGGTCGAAACTGTTTGAGGTTGAGTTTGATTTCCTTTATTTTTGCAACCGCAGCCCATGGTAATAATATTTAGATTTGTTTATTCTTATTTATAAATATCACCAATTAATATTTAATGTCAAGAAAATCAAGTTAAATTTATTTTATTTTCAAGTATTTATAGACATGGCAAATAAAGTGAGACTTACTGAACAGGGGTTACAACAACTAATTAAAAGAATTGTTGAGGAAGTTGATGGTGAATATTATAAAATATCACCAGAAGAATATTTAGAACTATTAAAGTTATCGGGGTATCACGGACAAGGAATTAGCAGATTACCAAAGTTTCAAGGAAAACCTTTGTGGATAACCGGTGATTTAAAAATAAGTAACACATCAACAGATTCTTTAGGGAATGTTGGTTATGTTGATGGTAGTTTAGATATATCAAACACTAAGATAAGTGACATATCAAAAATTAATGTTAAAAACCATGTATGGGATGGCGGGACTCCAGTTCAACGAAAAAGATTGGCGGCCGAATTACAAAAAAAGAAAAATGAAATGGATGTTCTTCGCGATAACGATGAATGGAACATTAATAATACAGATGATGTAGGTTTAAAGGCTAATGCCTTATTTAAATATTTAGTTTCTGTCGGTTTAGATGTATTAGACGAAGAGGGTCAAGAAAAATTATCTAACTTAAAAATTGAGTTAGATAAACTACAAGACAAATATAACAACGTTGAAGAACCTGAATTAGTTTCTGGTTTATATGATGAAATTAGTGATTTAGAGGGTGATATTGAAGGTTTAGAGAATGAAAATAATGATGTTTATATCATTTCCCCAAATCGTTATAGTACCTATGGGTTACAAAGTTTTGAAGTCTTAAGCCCTGAGTTTACAGACATGGTTTATAGTGTTGGGACCTCTGATGAGATGGATGACGCGGCGTTAATATACGCTAAAAATTATATTGATGAGGTTGGACTTGATGGGTTTAATCGGGGTTTTATTGATGAATACATTGATATTAATTATCTTAGAAGTTACTTTAGTGATTGGTTTGAAGATGATATACGACAAAATTCTGAAGTTTATTTTAGTGAAGATGATTTTAAATTAACTCAAAAACAAGAAGAAGAAAAAACTAAATTAGAACAAGAGATTGAAGAATATGAAGAAAGACAAAGTAATTTAGATTTTGACACTGAAGCTCCTGAGGAATTTCATAGAATGTATGACCAAATACAAGACCACATCGATACCTTACAAGAAGAATTAGATAATATAACACCTGATGATGAACCTACCGAGGAAATGATAGAAGAACTTCTTGAAAGTAGGTTAAATGATGTTGAAGACAGTCCTATATATTATATTAAAGAATATGGTGCTGACATTAGAAATTTTATTGACGAAGACGCTTTAGCTAAAGGACTTGTTGATAGCGACGGATGGGGTGTTATGAACGGGTATGATGGAGATTATGAGGAAGTAACCGTAAATGGGCAAGATTTTTATATTATGAGAGTCGAGTAAAAGTATTCATTTATTTATAAAATTTTTGTATATTTTTAATAAATGGAAAAGAAAGGGAGACATAAAAAAGTTGAGTTTATAATGGATACTGATTGGTTATTTCAAGGTATCTTAGATGCTGAACAAAAACAATACGTTTTATTAGACTATTTCCAAAAATTAAATAAACATTTGGAATTAATGGAGGTCTATCCAATGTTTATTGAACTATCACTACATTTAGGGAATATTCAAACCTTACTTAATAAAAACCAAATTTTATATACTGATAAAAAATTTTTAACTAATGATGATGAGTTAGTATTATCGGATTTAAAAGTTAAAGACATTCCTGTTCTTGCGGACGAAGAAATTGACGAGTACCATCAGATTTTAAAAAATACACAACCACAATTATTTTACTACTTTAATTTTGCAAAATCAATTTGGAGTATGGTGTATGATTCTGTCGATATTGTTGTAAAAAAAAATAAAAATAATTTTAAAAGTAATTCAGGGTTTTTTTATTTTAAATCTAAAAATATTGTTTATGTATGGCAATATACCACCAAAAAAGTTTATAGGGTTAAGAATCAAAGTAAAACAACTACAAAATTAGTTTACGAAGGACCACAAAATAATTTGACAATGTTAGAAATTATTTCTAAATTTTCTAAAACATATGAAAAGAACGAGGAAGTTAATAATCCTGTTTTTGAAATGTTTTGTAAAGATATATTTCCGCTTGAGGAAACGTTAATTCCAATCTTTAAAAGAAAAGTGTTAACATATATTAGTCAAAGTGGTGGTAGTAAAAAAACGGTTAAATATATAGAATAATGGGGCTCAAAAGTAGATTTATTGATATTGATAGCATCAATCATTACTTAAAAGGTAATGAAAAATTAGATATGTTATTTAAGGCGGATTCTTTTATTTTTATGGATGAAACTGCGTCTAAAGTTTACGAGTGGTATATTAAAAAGTTAACTGATGAAGAAATAAAATTAAAAATCAGTGAGTATTATATAAATAAAATAAAGTAAAAAAGATGATAAAAATTGAATATGTATGGTTAGATGGATATGCACCAGAACCTAATTTAAGAAGTAAGATAAAAGTAATTGAAGGTGTGATTACTGATTTAACAAAAGTACCTGAATGGAACTTTGATGGTTCGTCAACAAAACAAGCCGAAGGATATAGTTCTGATTGTATATTAAAACCCGTTCGAATATATCGTGAGAATGATTGTTATAATAAAGTGTATGTGTTTTGTGAGGTAATGAATCCTGACGGAACACCACATGAATCAAACCATAGAACCATGTTAGGTGACGAGGTTAATGATATGTGGTTTGGGTTTGAACAAGAATATTTTATTCAAGAGGGTATTGGGAAATCAATATTAGGATTTAATCGAGGTCATATTGAAGGACAAGGTAAATACTATTGTGGTGTCGGTAGTAATGTTGTTGGACGACAATTAGTTGAAGAACATATGGATTTATGTTTAAATATGGGGATTGAAATTACCGGAGTTAATGCTGAAGTTGCTTTGGGACAATGGGAATATCAAGTGTTTGCTAAAGGTAAAATTAAAGCTGGTGATGATTTATGGATGTCAAGATATTTGATGGAGAAATTATCTGAAAAATACGGATATCATATTAACTACCACCCAAAACCTATTACTGCGGGTGATTGGAATGGTTCGGGTTTACATACAAACTTTTCAACAAAAAAGATGAGAGAAGTTGGGGGTGAAGGTTATTTCAAAACACTATTCAATGCGCTTGAGTCAAGAAAAGAACAACATATTGAAGTTTACGGTTCAGATAATAATCTTAGATTAACTGGTAAACATGAGACACAATCAATCCATAAATTTAGTTGGGGGGTAAGTGACAGAGGAGCTTCAATTAGAGTTCCAAGGTTAGTTGCAGAATTATGGAAAGGGTATCTTGAAGATAGACGGCCAGCATCCAATGCAAACCCATACGAGGTTATCAAAGCAATTAGTGATACTATTGATATGGCTGACGAATTATCGGTTACATTAAGTAATATGTTTTCAAATGTTAATACTAAAAACTTTGATGATTTAAAATCTAAATACAATGGAATACCAACCGCAGAAGAACTTTTGGAGGAGTATAAAAATGATGATGATTATGAGTTATCTGAAAAAATGATGGAGTCTAAAGCAAATGTTAAACCAGAGTTTATTAATAACAAAAACTAATAATATAAATGAAAGATAATTGTGTGTGTAACCCAATAAATGGGGGAGATGGTAATTGCCAGTGTGTAAATTCATCTAATGTTAACATAGAAAAAGAAATGGTAAATCATCCTGACCATTACCAATTTGGTAAAAATAATGAATACGAAGCAATAAAAGTTATTGACGCTTGGGATTTAGGGTTTAGTTTAGGAAATGCAATAAAATATATTAGTCGTGCAGGAAAAAAAAGAAAAGATACAGAACTTGAAGACCTCAGAAAAGCCCTTTGGTACCTCCAACACCACATCGAAAACATCGAAAAATAAAACAGGACTTAGTAAAGAAATTTCAGTTTTAGATGCAATCACAACACCAAGTGAATTACTACGAGAAACTTTTATAAATTTTATGTGGGGTTTTTTAGGTAATTCTATTGTCGTGTTTGTTGCAAAAGAATTGGACTTTTTAGTTTTAATAAATTATATTTTGTATTACGTTTTAATTTCGTACATTGTCAACAGAAAAAAATATGACACAATTTTAGGTAAGTTTATAGTTCTCCCTGGTTCAGCCGCGGGAGGAGCATTTGCGGGATATAAATTAGCTCAAATAATTACAGAAATAGTTTAATTAAAAAAAGATAAGATATGATAGGTAGTTTAGTGTATGTAAGTTTGTTATTGAATGTAGTATTAATTTTAAAATTGATAAGTAAATGATGATAGTAATGGGAATTTTAATTGGTGTGGCAATAGTGTTAACAACTGTGTTAGTAATGGATATTTTAATTGATATAATAATATGAAATACTACAAAATTATTTTAGCTGGTAAAGGAGCCGAACTTTACCCATTTGAATTAAACACAAAACAATACGAAACTTTTCGTGATAACGGGGTAGAATTAGATGAGATGGAATGCGACGATATATGTGAAATATTAGAAGTTGAAAGTTTTCTTGATTCGCCAAACGAATCTATTATGGGGCCTTTTGCGGATTCATTTATTTTAAGAGTTGAAGATGAGGATGGAAAAGTTGTTTATGAAACAGAAGTTTTGGATATAGAAAAAATTGATTACGAAGAAAAATATTGTAGTAATAAAGCTTTTTTAATTGTTGAAAATTATTGTAAAGGTGAACAAGTAATTTATGATATACCACTTGAAGAAGATTTTGATATTGATAAATTAAGATTAAAAGTCTATGATGTTGGTTGTAGAGTCGAAGTAGTAAACGAAATTATATATGATGAAAAATCATATGAAATTTATAAATCATATGGTGATACAACTAGTAAAGGATTTAATTATCATTTAACCGCAGGAATTTAAAAATTATGGAAACAGGAAAAATAATAAATGGAGATTGCATCAAGGTAATGAAAACATTATCTGATGGGTGTGTTGATTTGGTTGTGACATCACCACCATATAATTGCGGAATTAAATATGATACCCACATAGATGACTTACCTATGGATAAATATTGGGGTTGGACAAGAGAATGGTTAACAGAAACTTACCGATTGATTAAAGATGACGGTAGAGTCTCAATTAACATTCCCTACGAAGTGAATGTTCAAGATAGAGGAGGTAGAGTATTTTTTGTTTCAGAATTTTATCAAATAATGAAAGAGGTTGGATTTAAATTCTTTGGAATCGTGGATTTAGAAGAAGATTCGCCACACAGAAGTAAGACAACCGCATGGGGTTCTTGGATGAGTCCTAGTTCTCCATATATTTATAATCCAAAAGAATGTGTAATATTAGCTTATAAAAAACAACACATTAAAAAAGTTAAAGGTGAACCAGAGTGGAAAGGAGTCCCAACTGAGATTGAACAGGAAGATGGGACATTAAAGAAAAAAATTGTATATGAGGAAAAAGATAAGAAAGAGTTTATGGAACTTGTATTTGGTCAGTGGAATTACTTTGCAGATACTAAATCACTCACCAAGGCAACTTTCTCGATGGACATACCAACAAAAGCAATTAAAATATTGTCCTACAAAAACGATGTAGTTCTTGACCCATTTGCGGGTAGCGGGACATCATGCGTTGCTGCGGAAATATTAGATAGACGATGGATAGGTATAGAACTAAGTCCTGACTACGCTGAGATTTCTCGTAAACGAATACAATCTTTTGTGGATAAGAAAAAACAACTTAAATTAGAATTTAATAAATAGGGGAATTTAATATCCCCTTTTTTGTTTTCATGATATTTATTATAAAAAATACACATGAAAGGAATGAAACTTAATGAGTCTGAATTAAAAGACAGGATATTTCAAATTTATAAAGAGGAACAATATAAGATTCTTGAAGAAAAATGGAACAAATTATCTAAAGAAGATAAAATATTTGTTTTTGAATTTGCAAAAAAAATATACACTGAACAAACCAAGTTAATAAAAGAATCTAAATGGTATAATACTCTTGGTGATGTTGTCGGTATCTTTGACCCAACAGGTATTGTTGATATTGTTAATGGTATTAGTTATTGGAGACAAGGTGATAAATTATATGCAATTCTTTCATTTGTTTCGGCAATCCCTTATTTAGGTGACCTTATCGCTAAACCTGTCATTGGTGTTATGAAATTAGGTGGTGGAGCCGCTAAAGCGTTTAAAGCAGCAACTTTAACTGGCGATGCCGTTAAAATTGCTGGTACGGCAAAAAGAGCTGGTGGACCTATTGCTAAGATGGTTGAGACTGCTCCAACTTGGGGTGAGAAATTAGTGACCGCTTTAAAAGGGTCTATTGGCCGAGTTCCTTTGTTAGGTTCTGGCTTAGTAAAAGTTATTGAAGAGTACGTCCAAATTTTTGGTAAAGCCGGAAAAGAAATGAAAGCGGGAACTGAAATTGGTAAAGGTATTGTAAAAAGTGAAAAGGCGTTAAGCGCTGTTGAAAAAGAAGAATTATTAAAACAAATGAGTAAAGACCAATCTTTCAGAGGGTTTAGAGATTTAGGCACTGGAAAAAATAGTTGGTTAAGTTTTATGAAATCGGATGCAAGTTTAGGCGCTAAATTTTATGCGGGGGTTCCTAGAATTTTTGGTGGTAATCCTGCAACAAGGTCTTTGATGAAAAGAACTAAATTTTATGCGGGGTTTTTAGATTGGTTAGGTGTTGGAAATTTTGTTGGTCCTGATGAGCTTGAAAAAATGTACCCTGACGTTGAAAAACAGTATGAACAATACGCTCAATTACCCGAATCACAAAATTTATGGAATCAGGAGTTTGCCTCAGGACAAACAACACAAACTACTGTAGCGTCCGAGTTACCATCATTGTCTACTGCAAAACAATCAACATCAACTGCGGTTAAAACAGATGCATTCACATCATTAATTAGTTCACTATTAGGTGGGGGAAAAGCGTTAGTATGAAAAACTTACTAAAAGAAAGTGGTATCAGAGATATCAATAAGTTAGCTAAACGTTATTCTAAAGCTGAAATTTATTTTCACCAAGATTTGGATGGCGTAACAACCGCACTTGCGATGAAAAAATACCTTGAAGACAATGGTATTAAAGTTGTTGATGCTCACGTTATTCAATACGGGGATAAAGAGTTCTCGGTAAAGAAGAATGACGCTCAAGGTGATATTATGCCAGTACTTGTGGATTTTGCTCATGGTAAACCAATGTTTGTTATCCATACAGACCACCACGATAGACAAGCGGGTGCGGAAGACACTAAATCAACTTCATTTAGAAGTTCACGTTCAAATGTTGAAACAATATCCCAGGTGGTATCACCTAATGAAATATTCTCACCTGAAGATATTCAATTAATATCTATGGTTGACTCAGCTAATTACGCGGCGAACGAAGTAACGGTTGACCAAGTAATAAATTATTTATTCAAATTAGATAAAGATAAATCTTTGGGTAAAAACAAAACTGCCTTAGGTTTAGTTGCTAATAAGTTATTATTGGCGTTTAAAAATAAACCAGGGTTTTTAGAAGAACTTGTTATGGTTGGAACCCCATCACTTATGAATCTTGTTACTAACATAAAAAGAATCATGATTGAAAAAGGTTACGCTACCGTACCCGAATTACAGAAAAACAAAGAAGGTTATATTGACCAAATGAAAAACCACCATAATGTTAAAATTGAAGGTAACATTATTGTTCAATACGGAGGTGGTAGTATGATGAAACCTGGTTCTTATGATAGATACACGCCCTTCAAAAATAACCCTGACGCTGATTTCTTAGTTATTGCTTGGCCATTAGGTTTAGTTCAAGCGTCTTGTAATCCTTATAAAAAAGAACGTGAGTTAAAAGGTGTTAACTTAGGTGAGATTGCTCAGGAAGTACTTGCTAAATGGGAGACTCAATTACAAGAAAGACAAATACCGTTATCAACAATTAAATGGATTTCTGAAGGTTCAAAAGGATTTGGTCCTGAATCAGTTGGGTTTACCTTTAAAGATTTTGTTGCGTTATATGGTAACAATTTTAAAACAATGGAGAATGGTAAAAAACATTTAACTCAAATTGGTAAAATGATGGAAATTCCTTTTACTGAATTAAGCGAGGAAGAAATGAAAATGTTAGATGGTGTCACAATTAATGCTTGGGATTTAATTCAAGCTAATAGTGGTGGACATAAATGTATCACGAACATTTCGGGGCTTAGTTATTTAGGTAGGTCTAAAAGACCGCCAGATGGAAAGTACAAGTATAATGCTGAGTCAGATGATTCTCCTTATGTGAAGTTTACTAAAATGGTTCAAAAAGAATTGGTAAATGTGTTACAGTCTAAAATTAATGAAGGTTAAAAATTAACCTCATCACCGATTTGTAATCCTAATTTTTTTGCGGTACCCCCCATAATTTCTAAAATTATATCACCTTCACCACAGTAATTAACACATTCATCTGTCGTACATGGGGAACAATTATGGTGTATTTTAGTTATGGTATTACTATCAATAAAAATAATGTCTAACGGGATAATACAATTTTTCATCCAAAAACAATGTTCACCATCATCTATTAAAAATAACATACCATTATAGGAACTGTCAAATTTTTTACCCATCATACCACTTTCAGTATCTTTTGGAGTAATAACTGTTTTAACTTTAAACTTATTGTTATTAATTTTTATTATCATATTTAATAAATATCTTAAGTTTTTATAATAAAATTTTAAAAATAGTTTTTCTTTTTGAAAAGTTTAATATATTTATATCCTACAAAGCCCCAACGACCCCCTTTCTTGAGTTGGTTAATAATTAAACCCTAACAGTGTAAAAATTGTTAGGGTTTTTAATTTTTAATCACTATCTTTGCTTTATGGGGACTCAAATCAGCATAATAAATCGTAAAGTTAAGTTCGAATATTCATTTATTGAAACTTTGATTGTTGGTATAAAATTGGTTGGTCCTGAAGTTAAATCAATTCGTAGTGGTAAAGTGTCATTAGTTGATGCTTATTGTTTTTTTATTGATAACGAGTTAGTAGTTAAAGGAATGAATATTCCAGAATATAAAATGGCGTATACTCACGAACCATTGCGAGATAGAAAGTTATTACTTAAGAAAAAAGAAATTGTTAAATTACAAAAAGAACTTGTTAAAGGATTAACATTGGTCCCATATAGAATATTTTCAAATGATAGAGGATTGTTGAAGATGGAAATAGTTTTGGGTAAGGGTAAAAAATTACATGATAAGAGAGAATCTATTAAAGAAAGAGATATTAATAGAGAAATTATGCGTGGCATTTAAAAATTTTTTGTATCTTTGTAATCACAAACACCGATACTATGACAGACGCATTAACACAAAAAAAAATTGCAAAAACTAAGTACCAAGACGCTAAGCGTAGTGCGTTAAGAAGTTATGACCAACAAAAGTTGGTAATTGACATTAAACAAAAAGTTTTTGAAGATTTTTATACCGATATGGTTAAAGTATCTCCTGATTTTGAATTGGTTAAAACTCAAAATTCTTTGGACTATAAAGTTTGGGTTAATTCATTTCCTGTTGAAACTTTAACATTAAATTATTTTGATTATGAAATTAAATACACAGGTAAATTACCTGAAGTAGTATCAAAAGGTAAAATTCGTATTGATGTTAGTGAACACTATGTTACTCCAAGAGGTTCGTGGAAACAAAAAAACTTGGGTTTTAAAATTAAAACTTTATTAGGTTATAATGAAGAAAGTCCATATTACAAATCTGGTAGAACTGTTGCTAAGAAAATAATTGAATATGTAGATTCTTTATGGGTAATTGAAAAAGACAGATTATTAAAACAAGATATAAGAAGCCGTGCCTTCAGAGAATTAATTGGCATGTTTAGTTTTTCTAGAGTTGATTTTGGTACACCAACAACGCCAAACGACCCTAATACTTTTACAGTAACTAATGTTAATAAAACCAAGATTATTTTAGGGTACAGATATCGTTCTGTTAATGATAAGATTGAGTTTATTAAAAAGGATATCATTGTACCTAAAGAATTTAATTTAACTTCTTTAGTGGAAAAATTAGGAGAATTGTAAAAAACTCAGTATATTTGTAGAAACAATTAAGGATATGAACACACAGACATACAACATCAGAATCGAGAACGAGAAATTTGGTAAACTTTTGAATGAAACATTCATTGATGGAATCCAATTCAAATTATTTTTGAAGATGGTTAGTGGATGTTTAGAGTTAAAAAATGACTTAACATTTTTCAACGGAACCGATTTCTTAATCAACATTCCTTACAAATTTTTAAAGGATTCAATTATTGTTACATCAACTAACGAGTTCACTTTGGCTGACCATGCAAAAAGCAAAATTGAAGCGTTAGTTACTAAATAAAATAAATTATGAGCATTGAAACAGGATTATTAATCTCAATTTTAGCATCACTTTATATCATCTATAAGTTTTGGAAAAAAATTCTTAAAACTTTGTTGATTATTACAGTACTTTTTTTTGTTTTTTTAGTAATTAAAGTAAAAAGTGTTTACGATAAATTAATTTCAAAAGATACTATTGAACAACCTAGTGAAACAATTCTTAATAAAAAAGAACTTAATAAAGTTTGGGAATTAATTACTAAAGAATAATAAAAAAATGTCTTTTATTAATATAAGAACAATTTTGTTAATAAAAATGTTGATGGTTTTAGAGTTTTACCTGTTTCTGAATTCTCATAATATATTGTTTCCTTGTTTAAAAAAATAAGGTGGTGGTGTCTGACATAACCTGTCGGCCCTAAAGGAGACTTAGGTCTCCTTTTTTTTGTTTTAATGATATTTATAACTAAAACAATTATGGCTAAAGATATTATTATTTCGGAAAAACAATTAGAACTGTTAGTTAATGGCGTTAAAAAAGGAAATATACAAGAGCACGGACAAGAAGGGTCTTATATGGCAAAACAACAATTATTCACTATTGCAACATTAGCACATGCTATGTGGGAAAAAATGGAACAAGGTGAACAACTTGAGGATTGGATGGAGACTAAACTTGCTCAGGCCGAACAAAGTGTTGTTAGTGTTGTTAAGACATATATGTATGACGAATTTGAGTCTAAAGACTCTGAAGGTATGGGTAAATTAAATTACGATGAAATAGTAATTGGTAAATAATTAGAAAATACTTTTACATTTAAAAACTTTTGTTTTATTATTAAGACAAAAGTTTTTTTATGAGTAAAATTATAGTAACAGGTGGGTTAGGTTTTATTGGGTCACATTTTGTAAATTATGTTAGAGAAAATACATACCACAAAGTATTAATTATTGATAAACTTACATACGCAGGTAATCTTAATAATCTTATATTACCAACCGATTATTTAAAAAAAGATATATGTGATGTGATACCTGAGGATTTAGGTGACTACGATTACATAGTTAATTTTGCTGCTGAGTCACACGTTGACAATTCAATTAAAGACGGATTACCATTTGTTAAATCAAATGTACAAGGTACCTTCAACATGATTGAGGTCGCAAGAAAAAACAAAAACCTAATTAAATTCTTACACATTTCAACGGACGAAGTTTATGGTGATATAGATGAGTATTCAGCAATTGAATCCGATAACATTATTCCAAGTTCATATTATTCTGCAACTAAAGCATCTGCCGATATGTTGGTAATGTCTGCAGGAAGAACATATGGGTTTCCATATTTAATCACACGTACTTGTAATAATTACGGGGAAAATCAACACCACGAAAAATTTATACCAAAGATTATTAGGTCAATTAAAAACGGTGATGAGGTACCGGTGTATGGTGATGGTGAACAAGTTAGGGAGTGGATACATGCTGATGATAACGCAAAATCAATATTAACCTTATTAATGTCGGATGAAGTTAATGAAATATATAATATTGGAACTGGAGAATCATACACTAACAACCAAATAATCAAAATGATTGGTGATATATTAGGTAAGGATGTTAAATTTAAATACGTTGAGGATAGACTAGGCCACGATAGAAGATATTCATTAAGTTCTTTAAAATATGAAAACAAATTTGGTGTAATGCAAAATACTAAACTAACCGAATGGTTAAAAAAAATAATTAAATAAATAAAAATGGTAGAAAAACAAAACAGATTACTTAATGCGTTAGACGCAAAATATCGAGCGGAAATAATGGACGCTTTAGCAAGATTAGAAGTTTACGTAACTTCACCCGTTGCAATTGGGGAACATCCACAACATACTGAAGAAATGGATAAATTAATTGAACAGTATGCAAATGCTAAAGATAAAGCTGAATCATTAATGATTATGAAAGCGGAATTAGGATTTTAAATGAGTTAATTTAAACAAATAATAAATAATATGGAAGAAGGTTTATTAATACATAATTCAGTATTCAAAGATAGTCGAGGAACATTTGCACCTTTACCTTTAAAATTTGATGAAAGTAACTTATCTGTTTTACGTAAAGATTGGGTACAAAGTAATATTAGTGTTAACCCTAATAAATTTACGTTTAGAGGATTACATTTTCAAGTTGGTGAGTTCGCTCAGTCAAAGTTAGTTAAGGTCATTACGGGGAAGATAATCGACTTCATCGTTGATATTAGACCTAATTCGCCTAACTATCTAAAGACTTATGAGTTTGTTGTAGAACCTAACAATGAATTGTTTGTCCCTAAAGGATTTGCCCACGGGTTTATAACTACTGAGGATAACACGGTAGTTCAGTACTTGGTAGACAATGATTACTCACCATTAAAGGAGGGTTCCATTTTTTGGGCTGACTTTAATTTAGTTAAACAAACCGTAGAACGAGTGATTGAGGATAATGAGTTAACAATTTCAACAAAGGATTTGGTAACTAAAAATTTTAATGTATAATCAAGCGATAAAATTTCATGAGAATAAGACAATACCAATTGAACTACCAAGTCCAACAGGCACAACTTCTGTTGATATAAAGTTAAAAAGTGGGAAGAATGACCTCAGTTTTATTGTTGAAGTTTATAGAACCAAGGATATTAATGGTTTAACTAATAAAGTAATACAACACTATATCTACAAACAATTATCATTGTATCTAACATTATTCTCAATCGATGACGAATATAACATAGAGACTTTTAATTTTATTGATTGATAAGATATTTATAGTGAAAACATTACTATGAAAAATGAAATTTTAAAAGATAAAATATTTGAGGTTATTAAACAACAAGAATTATTAACCGAACAAAAAACAGGTACTAAAGATTTTATTGAGATGGTTTCTCTGTTATTTCACTCTAGAACTCAAGCACATACATTACATTTACAGACCAAATCATTTGCTGAACATAGTGCATTAAATGGGTATTATGACGAAATTGGAGGATTGGTTGATGGGATTATAGAATCATACCAAGGTAAATATAGTATCCTCAAAGGGTATAAAAAATACGATATTGAAGATTATAAAGACTCAACAACCACAATTAATTATTTTAAAGACCTTTGTGGACAAGTTAATGATTTAAGAGATTGTTGTAAAGATTCTTATATTCAAAATCAAATTGATACTGTTTGTGAATTAATTAACTCAACATTATATAAATTAAGATTTTTAAAATAATTAAATCAATATTTATTTTTATGAATAAACGAGAAATTCTTAACGATTTAATTAAAAAAATAATTTCATGTAATACTCAACATGAACTTAAAGAAATTGTTAAAGATATTAATGATTTTATTAATGATTATTCTATTGTCAATAATTCTAATGAGTATAAGAGGCTCAAAAATGCCGTTGGAATTATGAGAATAAAACTAAAAAAAGATTTTAAGATTGATGAGTCAAAAACAATTCGTGTTACTGAGTTTGACTTAGTTAAAATTGTTAAATTAATTATTAAAGAACAACTTGAAGGTCAAGGAGAAAATCCTTTGTCGGAAAAAGAGATTAGGTTATTCAAATATCTTAATAAAAATAAACAAGATATGGGTAACCAATCTAAAATGTTAGCTTTTGTTAAAACCATGATGCCTTTTGTGGGGAGACCTGAATCTGATGCAAGATTCTATTACGAAATTTATACCGCGAACTACAGACCTGATGGTGATTACGAGAATTTAGATAAGACAACTTTCAGAAACTTCAAAGAGTTTAAACAAAGAAGAACGCCAAACAATAACGCGTACCAATTCAGTAGCGCTAAAATTCCTTTTAAAGGTTCTAATATTGAAGGGTATTGGGATGTTAATAGAAAAAATGAATGGTATTATGTTGTTAAGTCTTATGGTTGGTATCCAGTTTATTTATTCATTAACAATCAATGGTATGTAGTTAGTAATACCTATTCATCATCAACATCTAAACAAATGTCACACGCTAATCCTGTAAGATATAATTCAGGTTTAGATGCTAAAGTTATTAGTGTAACAAAGGAAGAAATCCAAAATCTTATTAACGGAAAAAGTTTAGATGATGTTAAATCCGAAAGAGTAACTAATTTTGGTGATAAATTTGCTAGTTCTTTAATTGGTACTAAAAAATTATTAACTATTGATTTTGGATGGGGTGATAACAGAAAGAAAGTTAATTATACTATCACAGACGTTAAGAATGACGGTGGTAAAATTAAAATTGACATCACTATTAATAAAGCAGGTACCGTTGAAGGTACAAATAAGATGGTTGTTAATCCTGAAGGTTATGTACACCCAAGCCCTTTCTCAGAAGATTTGGAAAATGGTATTGAGTTAAAAATAATTTCTGATAATAAAGATTATTTAACTGATGATAATACTGAGTTTACTTTTCATCACCCCTCAAAATAAGGTTTAAAATTTTATTAAAAAATCTATTGAGATTGGTACTTCTTCTTCTCGATTCTCGGAAAAGTCTAAGGTAACATCCTTTGACTCATTATTAAAGATAAAACGACCTTGAGAACCTTCATTAATTTCCCATCCACCCATGTGTTTTTCTAATTGTTCGTAAATGAAATTAACAATTTTAACGTCTAAATTTATCCGGCCTTCAAAATCTCCGTATGCAAAGTCATTACAGTCACCACTATCACCACCACCACTAAAATCAACATAACCTTCAGAAACATTTTTTTCGTGAAGTTGGTCAAATAAATTCACAATTGCTTCATACAATTCATCACTATAATCTTCTTTAATTTCTTCTAATGTGGTTTCTGATTGAGATTCTAATGTTGTGTATTGCATTTCCCATACGTTTAAAAATAATATACGTTCTTTACAATCAATATTAATTCTAATTGTGCCTCTATACTCACAATCTGACATTACTTTGTAGACCTCATTTTTGTCTAAAATATGTTCTAAAGTGTCAGATATTGCTTCATATAATTCTATTGTTGTTCCGTCGTCACTGTACGCACTGTCGTCCATGTAATCAAGGTGGCATTCTTCAGTATAAACGGTAATGTTAACCTCACTACTTCCATATGACATGCAATAATATGAAAATAGTTTAAGGGTTTTTAATTGTTCTTCAGTTACTTGAGGTGTCATATTGTTTTTAACTATAAATACTTTAATCTATGTTAATATCTAAAGTTCTCATCATCCACATAGGTCTTTCTTTAGATTCTAAAGCCATTATCCATTCTTTAGCACAAGGTAAATGGTTATAACAATCTTCTCTAACATGTTGTTCACCAACATAACGAGTGTAAACAATCTTATCATCACTATTTACAAATGACATACCAAAAACCTTTTCCATTTCAAAAATACCCTCACTATGATGTCTAAACATTCTGTGATTAGAATGTCCATACCAAGCCTTGGTCTCGTCAAACCAATTGTGTATGTTTATGTATTCTTCCCAAGTTCCACCAAATTTTTTGGCCGATGATTTTGCGTGAATAATAGGGTGCATAATGTTTTTAATGTAAATATAAGTATTTTGTTCACATGATAAATAAAAAATATTTCTTAACCCAATATATTTATTAATATGGAAAATACATCATTCGGTAATGATTACCAATTTGGACATTGTCATTACTTTGCAAAATATCTAATAAAAGTATTCCAAGAGTTACTTCCTAATGAGGAAATTAATTACCATTTAATATTAGCTGAAAGACTTGATGATGATAATGAAAATATTGACGATGTGTTAGTCCATGTTTATCTTAAAGTAGGTGACTATCTAATTGATTCTGAAGGTGTACATTCTATTGATATTGCTTCAGAAAGAGAAAAAGAATGGGCCGACAGAGAAATGGATTTAACCCCTGATGGGTATGACTTCTCAACTTGGGAAGAAAGTAGAGATGAGATTCCTGAAATGTTCTTCAATAGATTCTGTTCAACCAAAAAATTAAAACAAGATGTAATTGATTTTGTTAAAAGACAAGATGTTCAAGAAGTTATTCAAAAATTAAAATAAATTTACTACATTATGAAACTTAAAATAACAGAACAACAATTACACAGTATCAACGAATTCCTTGCCGAAAAGAAAGCTTTCTTTAAATATTGGGATAGATTTGGTGGTAAAATTGATGATAACTTTTATAAGTTATTTGGTTTTGACGGTACTCGATTACCTGAGTTAATTGTTGGTAAAACTAAAATTAGGTATTACGATGTTTTAGGTTTTTTAAGAGAGTGGTTAGGTGAGTCTAAATCAATTGAAATGACTGAAGAATTGTTAAAAGGCACCCACCATGTTGTTGGGCCTATTTATGGTGGTTATGATTACAAATTTACTGTATCTGAAGTACAAGAAAAAAATTCAACCCAATTTACAACTACAGTACTTATTGATGATGTTAATGGTGAGGTGACTTTATTTCAGAATGAAGAACTTTATAAATTAATTGACGCGAGAAATGAAGAAAATTTTGGATGGGAGATTGAAAATGAAATTCAAGACTGTACTGATGAATACCTTTCAAAAGAAATAACTAGCCGTACGGGAATTGTAATTGTGTTTAATGATATTGATTTCACAAGTGGTGAAAAATAATTATCTTTTTTGTCTTTGTTCCCAATCTGTTTTACCTGTACTTCCAGGTTTCATTTGACTTAATCTATGTTCCCAATCAAAAATTGAAATACCTTTTCCATCGTAAATAATTACTTGATAATCATAACTTTTAAGCGGTAAATGTTCAAAAGGAATTAATTTTGAAACGACATTCATTATTTGATGGTCAATCAACCAAAGAACGTCAATGTCATCCTCTACCTCTTCTATGGTTATATCTTCATCTTTCATATAAATTTTATAGATAAGATATGGCTGACGCACCCCATGTATAGACACATCAATATGGTCAACATTGGGGTACGTCGATAGTATAAGACCTGAATTAACAATCTTGTTTAACGCTTGTATTTCTTGGTCTTGAGTCATTATTTAATATCGTTACTTCCGATTAAAGTATAACTGAATGAGTTACCATGGATGTTTTTAGACTTTCTACAGATTGACATGAATTCCTCAAAATCCGCAGCTTTCTTAAATACTTGACAACCTTCAGACCAATTCTCTACGTAAGTTGAGTCAGCACCCGCTTTATGAATATTAATACCGTAAACACCTTCAGTTATTTTTGTTTCATCATATTTCATATCACGATTTGCATCACGATAAACCTTAACATTCTTTGCTTGACCTAACGCTTCATATTTACCTTGGTGTAATCTAATAGTGTGGGAACCACGATATTGGCCCTCAACTAAACGAGCAACACCCGCAGCGTTATGATATTCCATAACACCTTTTTTACCTGGGTCAGTAGTTGCTGGCCAAATATGGAATTTCCATTCACCATTTTCTTTGTATGATAATGTAATATAATCATCAAATACATTGGTAACTTTATCACCTGTAGAATCATTTCTAACTCCCACAATGTTCACATCAAAACCTTTGTTGTTTGCATCCTCAAACCATACGTGACCTTTACTTTTAACCGCCGATTCAATTTGCTCTCTTTTGTAAGACATAATTTAATTTTTAATTGTTTATTTATTAAATAAATATGAGGTTAACATTTAATCTGCGGTTTTGAAGTTAAATAATAATATAAACTATTATGGGATATATTTATATTATAGATGAAAAAAAATTTGTATATCTCTGAGGTTGAGAAGGTGGTAAAACAAATATTACCTAAATTTATTGATAGGTTTAAATCTCAACACAATTTTGAATTACCTAAATTTGTGATTGACATTAGTGGGTACCCAAACAATATGTGGAATCGGAGAGGTGAGTATGAACCTATTAGTTTTAATACAATAGTTGCTAAAGTCAAAGTTGATGTTAAAGATGGTCGTTTAGGTAGATTAAAGAAACTATTAAAAATTGTAATAGAACAATCTCTTAGTAGTTTAGGGTATAATTACGGTGAGGTTTATATTGAGTTTGATAAAGAGTCAATCCAAGAACAAACAAACTCGGTTGATAGATTTAAAAGTATTATAACTAAGTTGATTAGCGATAAACCTACACATCAAGGGTCATACACAATGCCTTATACTGATAATGATGATATGGTTGATTGGCACGTTGAGTACGTGGTGAAAAATGTTGAATTATGGAAACCAAATGAACGTGAACTTAGTTTATGTGAACAAGATACTTTATATACTGGTACTGTATATATTAACGTAAATAGAATCTTAGTTGGGTTTGAAGAAACTGACGAATGGGAAAGAGGTCATGGTGAAGATGATTTACCTAGTTGGTGTTGGGACGATGTTCAAGAAAATGTTATGAATACTATTGAACAAATGTTACCGCAAATATGTATTGATGTAGATTTAAGTTTTAAAGTTAATTATGAGTAAAGAAAAAAAAATATACGAATTAATAGAAAATCTTGGGTTAACTAACGCATCTAATATATTGGGGTTACCAAAATATGAATTAGTTAGGATTGCAAATTACCCTATTAATTATGAAACCGCAAATATGTTACTTTTTGATTTGAATAGAGATAATTTATTACCTACTGTTTATAAAGATTGTGAGATAAGTGTTAGTAATTGGGATGGTATATTTTATTGGGAGTATAAAGGACCTGACGATGAAAAAATGTTAACCATGGCGACACCATTTTGGGATGGTAATAACATCACACCCGTTGAATCAATAGAATATAAAATCAACGGGTTTACAATTGATGAGGGTTTTTATATCGAATTAAAAAGCCAAATAGAATTTGATGGTATTGAAGATTTATTAACTTGGTATAAACACTTTTATTTGCCAAAAGTTTATAATCTGATATTAAGTAATTTAGAAAGATTTAGAGATAATGCAACGTTCTATTAGTTAAACATAAAGACCTATAACCCTTAATGCACCTGAAAGATTTTGTAATTCAATCATTGGTTTTAAATCTACAGTAATAAATACTGTTGTATTATCTTCCAAATCAAGAAGACCATGGTCATCAGACTCATCAACCCATTCTTTATTAAAGAATACTAATGATTGAGAGTTATCTATTAATTTAAGATAGGTTTCGTTATTAATTACTTTAGGTTGTTCCATAGTTTCAAACAAATCTCTAAATTTACTATTCCAAGATAATACAAAGAAATATTCTAATTTAAGTGAATCGTTAGTCGCAATATCACCATTACCATCACAATTATAACAATCAACACTACCAGTGGAATCACATGAGTTACATTCAATATCCCCATCACCACCACATTCATCACAATACACTTGTCCGCCACCTTGACACTTACCACAATCTTTACCTTCCGAATCTTCATCTTCACCTGAACCCTCACAATCAATACACGTAACTTCACCTGAACCATCGCACAAATCGCATCTTAAATACGAATCTCCCATACAATCTTCACAACCATTTTGGCCAGCACCGTCACAGGAAGGACACTCAACATTTGGGTCATGTTCTAATATAGTTGCAATTGATACCCCAAATAAATTGGATTTCATAATATCATAAGCAACGTTAATATCTCTACCTTTTTTTTCTTGAGGTATAAGAAAACACATATATGCTAAATCTTCACCAGATATCCTATCACCAAATAATTCTGTAATAAACTTATTTTCTCTTAATGTACCTAATACATTACCAGGATGTAAACCATTTTTATATTGTATTGATAATTTTTTAACTAATGACAGTAATTGTTCTTTTTTCATTTTAACTAATTTTTCTTACTGAACTATAGTCATAACTAACATCTGTTGTTTCACCATCGTAATAGTCTTCATCAATCATATCACCATCGTAATAATCAAATACCCCTTCGCCTTCAGCCATTCTACTTGTTGGAATAACTAAGTTTGCATCATAAGAACTCATTTCATGGCGATATGTTCTTGTAACATGCTCCGTTCTATCTTCAGAAATTTCAAACTTATAGACACCAACTGACGGTCTTTTAATTTCACCATTTGGTTTTTGTGTTGAAAAATCATAATTTGTATTTAGGTGTAATGTTGCGACAATATAATTTTCGTCAATTGGAAAATTTAAATCCAACCCAACAATTTTTGCTGCGTGGTCACAATTATTTGATAAACCATAATCTTCCATATCAGGCGTTGAATCATTAGATTTTGATATAAAACTTTTAAGTAAGTAAAATAATTGTTTATTACCAATGTTTTCTAATTTTGACTTTTCCATATTTTATAAATATAATAATATAATAAAATTAATTTTCAGCAATACTAACCGCATTTAAATCATAACGTTTGTTTAACCACTCAAGAACTAATTGAGGTGCATATAAATCACCAAACAAATCAACTATTTTTTGGTAGAGATAAGTATCTATCTCAATTAAAGGGTATGTTGATAACACATAAGGGGTCGTAATGTTATGATATTCTTCATAATCTTCTGAGGTTCCAAAATAGGTAAATACAAATTCATAGTCAGAATCCATATCCATATCCTCACCATCGTTAGGGTATTCGTAAAAAAACTCTCTAACACTATTACCATAACCTGTTCTATGCTCATTAGCATATTTTAATTCATCCTGTGAATCCAAGTACTTGAACAGTAGTTTTTTAAATTTATCCTTATTTATTTTAATGTCCATATTGTTAAATACTTTTAAACTGTTGTTTTACCCCAATAATTTTTATATATTTGTAATATAAAAATAGAATAAAAAAACACATTATTTAAACAATATAAAAAAATATGCAAACACTCACATTCAACACAACATTTAAAAAAGTAGTTTTATTATCAGGTTCAAGAGAAGATTCAAAAGTTTTAGAAACATTTGACAATGTTTCAACTGTAAAATGTTCTGAATTAGGATTTTACGAAATTATGCAGAAATTAGAAACTGATTCGATTTCGGCAATTCCTGTGATGAGACTACCTATTACAAGCACAAATATGATTATTATTAAGTAAAAAACTAAAAATATGACTGAAGAAGAATTTGAAAATTGGAAATCGGTTGATTACCGAATGAGAGAAGAAGGAATTGATTATTGTTTTGAGCATTATAGTCGATTCGAAGAAATCAAAGATGAAGAATTCCACAAATTAAGATTGGAGTTTTTATCTAGTATGCACAAAATACGTGAATACGTTAAAAACACAATAGAAAGTTACGAAGAGGAAGACACAAATATGTTGTAATACTTTTGAGAGGGACATCAATATCCCCCTCAAAATTTTTTATAATGTTTTTTGGGGTAAAGGATTACCAAGTTTTACACGCCCAATATCTTGCTTTCCATCTTGGACCTGGTGTCTCACAATGATGACGAGCTCTAAATGATTTTCTTCTTGCTGGGTTATTCTTTTTTATCACCATTCTTTTTCCTTTAGCGGATTTACCGCCAAATCCAAAGTTTACTTTAACAACATTACCTTTGTCGTTTTTAACGTAAACTTTAGATTTCTTTACATCACCTTGCATTATCTTACCTAATTGAACTTTACGTCCTTGGTATTCTGCTTCCGTTAATAAGTCAGTAACTTTAAATTCAGTCTCCTCGACTGACCCATAAAAACTATCAACCATTTCTTTTAGGTTAAACAGTTTATTGTATTGTGATTCTGTGATTATGAATTTCATTTTTTTTCGTAGTGTGTCATTGTTGGTTTATTACCTTTCCCTATTTTAGGGTCTTTCTTTTCAGCTCTTCTCTTTTGTTGAGTCATTGCTTTTTTTTCATCTTTATCGTATGATGAAGCAATCTTTGGTGTTTCAGATGAAACTTTTTTTGAGGGGCGACATTTTGGATATGATTTTCCGTCGGCATCCTTTCTTCCACAAGGTGGATGTTTTCCGTCAACTTTTTTACTTACATCAACCCACTTCTCTTTAAACCAGTTTCTTAAATCTTCATTAACATTTTTGTTTTTTTCAGAAGTGGTTAAACCGTTAAGTAGTTTTTTGTATTGAGATTCTGTTAAAATAATTTTCATATTAATAAATATATGAATATTTATAAATCAAACAATATAAGCATGAGTAATCAAAAAGCATCGGAGATTTTAAATAGATTTAACGATGGTGAGTGGGATGAGTTACAACCATATTTTAATAATATAATAACTTTTTTTAAATTTGTTAAAAAATATGGACTTTTAGAAGAGATAGATTTAGGGGAGATTCCTTCTGGTTATTTTAGTAATGAAGTGTTTGATTATTTGGTTGAAAATGGTATAATGTCTAATTTAGATTATGATTCTGTTCCTGAAGAATTTAAAAACAATTATCTAATACATGGTTTAGAACATAACTACGAAAATACTATTAAGTATATTACAAACGACCTTTTAACCGATGTTAAAATTAGACCTGATGGGTTCTATCTATATTTAGGTAATGATAGAGATGATTTAGCTTCTTTTTTCTGTGGTTCCTCCCGTCGTGACGTTTCTTCTGAAGATGTTGCAAAACAAATATTTAGTGAAGATGGTTTAGGTCACGATTGGTATTTTGATGTTGATACAAAACCATCTGATGTTATTGACGATTTAGACGAAAAAAATACCACCCATTTAAAAGATGTTATTTTTAAAGAAATTGGAGATAAAGAATTATCTTTAGAAGATTATGATTCTGATTTTTTTGAAAGTTTATCAGAAGAACAGGGGACTGAAGGTTATTTTAGAATTAGGCCTGAAGACTTAAATGAATTAATTAAAGATTCCGAAGCAATAGATGAACTATGTAAAAATGACTTAAGTGAGTTAGGTCAAGAATTACAAAGTGTTTATTGGAATGCTTATAATTCTGCATATGAAGATGAAATATATGAATTAGTATATGGTGGTTTAGATGAATACTTTGAAGGAAAAATTGATGAAGTCCCAAAAGAAACTACCAAATCGGATGGTAAAAAAGTAACCACATACTTAAATTATATTAAAATTAGAGATTTTGTTGGAAACATCACTTTATTTTTAGAAAACAATAAAGGTCAATCATATTCCGATTCATATTTAGACTATTTTGGTAGTTATACTACTTTGATGAAACAACTAATCGACGATGGTGATTTTGACTGTATAGATTTTAGAACTCCTGATTATCCAGATTGGTCTGATATTAAAAAAAATATAAACGAAATGTTTGATGAATATATTTAATTGACAATTTAAATTTTAATTACTATTTTTATTTTAAAATTAATAAAATGATTGAAGAAATTAAAATTGAGAAAGATAAAACTCCAAAAACAACTCCTAACAAACCTATTTTAGATGTTGACCATAAAAATGGTAAAAAAAAATATTATAAACCTAAAAAGAAAAGAGAAATTTTAAATATTGAAATTGGTAAAATTGGGTTTGATAATTTTCATAAAGTAGTTCATACAGAAAAACCATATTTAGAATACAAAAAACTAATAACAAATAAAAATGTTGGTAGCGACTTTATTGATAATAGTAAAAAATTTAGTTTTATCAAATCAGGAATTAGAATTGTTGCTTGTATTTGTGGATTATTCGGTGAATTTGAGTTGGCGTTTATTTTATTAGGTGTTGCGGAGATTTTTGACGTTTACAAATAATTAGTTTAAAAAAGTCAAATTAATTTTGTATCTTTGTACTATGGATAAAGAACTAGTATATTTGATTACATGGTTAGTAACGTGGAGCGACTTCAAATCAAAAGAGGTTGTTCGGATTATTTTTACTAATGAAAAAGAATTACGCAATGTACCAACAATTAAATTAGAAACAACAAAAACTGTTGAGTTTAAAGGTTCTGTTAAGTCTAAAAAAGAAGAACTTCAAGAGGCATTATCCGTTTTAAAATCCAAAAAGAATAAAACGGTTAAAGATAAAAATTCTATTGGTGTTCTTGAATCGGTCCTGAATAATTATCGTTAACAATAACCCCATTTATAAGGTTGGGTTTATTATTTAATTGTTAATTGTTTATAATCTTAAATTTTTAACCTATTTATGAAATATGGATTTAAATAAATATATTACCATCGTAATACCTTGTAAAAACGAAAAAGACATTATATTAAAAACATTGGACCTGTTAAATTATCAGTCAGATATATATAATGTGAAAGTTATTGTGTGTGATAAATCAAACGATAATATAACAAACCAATCATTAATTAATAGGATGGGGAATAAATCAAATAATGATGTGTTTGATTTATATGTGATAGACGGTGGATTACCTGCTAAGGCAAGAAATAACGGGTTTAAATTAGTTACAACACCATACGTTTTATTTATTGATGCTGACGTATTTTTGTTGGATTCAAAAACAATCAAGAGAGCTTTTTTAAAAATATATAAAAATAATTTAGATTTAGTGACCACCAAATTTAGAAGCGACAACGGTAAATACAATTACATTTATAAAACATTTGATTTTTTACAAATAATTTCAAAATGGTCAACACCATTTTGTTTGGGTGGATTTATGATGATAAAATCTAAAACATTTACTGATTTGGGTGGGTTTGATGAAGAAATAAAAATTGCTGAGGATTATCAATTTTCAAAACAAATTAAACCAAGAAAGTTTGGTAGAATAAATAATGTTGTTTTTACCCCTCCAAGAAGATTTGAAAATAAAGGAATTTTATATATGACCAAACTATTTTTAGGTTCATTTTTTAACAACAACAATAAACCATACTTTACAAAAGACAATGACTATTGGACATGAAAACATGGAGAACAATAATAATGAGTGATTTACATCTTGGTGCAAGACAATCACAAACAGACAATATTATTAAATTCTTGGAAGAGAATGAGTCTTTAATATTAATTTTAAATGGTGATATCATTGATGGATGGGCACTTAAAAGTGGGGGGAAATGGAAAAAAGAATGTTCCAAGATATTCCGAAGATTTATGAAAAGAAGTGAGACAGGAACAAAAGTGGTTTATATCAGAGGCAATCATGACG